GAAGATATAAGATTGTCTGATTTTGTTAAATTAGAAGTTTTTGCTTCTTCTCTGCCAGTGAGTAATCGAGCAACTACTGTAACTTCTGTTTTTGGTAAAACGCATGTAAATGTTCCGTCGCCATTGTTTGTGACTTGCAGGCTTTCACTAAAATCGCCATGCACAATATTGGCACGGTTGAGATCAAAAGAGTATTTCTGCTTAGTTTGACAAGCAGGGCACACTACACTTGTTGTGTACTCGTGACCATATCCAGAAACTCTAGCAGAAATGATTATTGCGTTACGATCACCCATTAGCAAAGTAGAGGAGTCTATTCCTTTGTTTACTATAAGGCTTTGAATCAGTTTTTCAATAGCAACGCCCTTTTTAAGAAGAGATCTTGAAGTAAGAATGTCCTCTTCTTTGGCAGTCATCTGCTTAATTTCAACAGAAGTCTGATTATGTAGTGGGTGCCCTTCTGGATAAAAGCGACCCTGTGAAGGAAGGTCCACAAACTCTGTTGGGACTACGAATGAAAAGCCGCCTCCACTTTCTGGTGGGGGGCTTGTGTCGTGCTGGACTGTGTTTCCAACACGATTCTTGTTTCTTGACAATTTACACCTCGCGTCTTATATTGTCTAAATTATACCTTGAAGAACTCACGACCACCGCCGCTAACTGCTGATGAGTCAGTGGCAGTCTCAACTCTCGCCCAGTCGTACTTGAGAGTCACAGAAACTTCAGTAAGTTCGTCATCGCCGTAAGAGAGGCTATCACCAAACTTGACATCCTGAATAAAGGAGTTCCAAAGAGTCCAAGTTTCAAGTGGGTTGCCGTCTGAATCAATCTGGGTAATGGTAACAATACCAAGGGCTCCAGCCGCCTTTGCCTTGGAAATGGTTCCAAGGGACGTGGTGTCGGTTGGAGGAGAATAGCCGCTCTGTACAAGAATGTCGGAGAATGTAGCAGTCATATCAGGCTCAACTGGATCAACCATAGTTATAGCAACCTCGTTCCACGTAACAGCACCAGGGTAGTAAAAGGTGTGGTTAAGGTATTTGTGTTCAGCAGCATTTACTGCGAATGAGGGCTTCTGTGCGCTCTTGGCGTACCAAGCAAGGGCGCCACCGGGAGTAGCATTGATACCGTTGAATTCAACGATAAATCTAAAGTTACGTTTTGGGTCTTTGAGGGTAGTATCCTCACCAAAGTTAGTTGACCAGAATGGCATTTGTTAGGTTCTCCTATGTTTCATAAATAAGTAGTGGGTGAGGGCAAAAGCCCCCGAGTTATCAGTCGTCAAATGATGCGCCGGTTGAAGCAACGATGAAGTCGATAGCGATGTATTCGATTGCTCTTGCTGGCTTAATCATAATCTTTGCGTACACAATGTTCTGATCGATAAGATCAGGAGTTGTCGTAGTCTCGTCTAGAATGAGCCTGTAGTCGGTGATACCAAACTGAGTCTTCACATTTGCGAGGAATGGCTCAATAAGACCCTTGAAACGGCTCCAAGTTGCCTGTACGTTCTGCTCAAAGAGAATTTGAGTGGAAAGTATGGAAATCTGCTTTTTGAGGAAGATAACCAGACGACGAACGTTGATTCTATCAAGGGCAGAAGGTCTCTCTTGAAGAGTCTTCTGACCGAAGACAACAATACCGGTGCTTGGGAAACTAGCGATCGGGTTGATGCGTGCTTCGTAAAGGTTGTCGCGGTCCTTAGAGGTCAGGCGACGGGAAACACTCGTTACTGGAATGCCAGCGGCACCATCGGAGAGACCGCCTCTGTTGAACCCTGCGGGGGCGAACCACACCTGTGAACTACGCTCGGAAGAGGCGAGGACGCCCATCATAGCAACAGTGGGGGGAACCCAAAGAGCCTGACCGGTGCCTTCATCCACGGTTTGTACCCAGGGGTAGAAAGTGGCACCGTATGATGAATCAATCTGGCGCTGGCGAAGTGCGTTAGCCGCCTGTGTGGGGCTGGAAGCCTGTCGATCCTTGATGTCGGCGTAGTATGCTTCGTGAGTTGGTAGATAAACATCAGGTAGATCGATTAGTGCTAGAGCATCTGCTCTGTCTTCACAAACATTTACCATGTGTGTTGTTAGTCCATCCTTGGTTAGACCTGGGACAGTCAAGAGGTTCATATCTACAAATTCGGGATCAGCAACTGTGTCTATGGCACGCTTGTAGGTATTGTAGATGTAGCTTGTTTTGTCGGTTGCCGCACTAGCAATGCCCGCGTTATATAGAGGATCTGGCTTGGTGATATCAAAGCCATCAAACCCGCCCCAAAGAGGCGCTGTAAATTTGTCATAACCGAGGTCAATTAGATTCTTGTAAGACTTGCCAGATTCAGCGGTATAGCTTGCTTCTGCGGTTCTGGAGCCACTTTCAAAGGAGGCAGCAGAAGTAGAAGCAAGAACATCGTCCATTGTGAAAACATAGGAGTATTGCTCTAAACCAGTTCCGCTCGCTCCCCAGCCACTTTGTAGCCAGAGTCTGTGATAATCTTTAACGGATGCGTCACCACGAGTGGAGGAAGCATCTCTGGTTGTCTGCATCCCGAAGTAAGCATCAGTCTGGTCGGATAGTCCGCCATCGGAGGCAGAGTGACGAAGACGCACAACTGGGAAGGCAAGAGAGCCAGAGAAGACGCCCAATGCGCCAGACAAAATGGGACCACCGCTACCAGTTCCAAATGTCACCCCAGTGGAGACATAAGTGCTAGTAACAGAAGAGTCAACACTTCCTGTTATAGTGCCGGTATCGGTGAAGTTTGGGGGACCAAAGTAACCGAATGGAATTAGAGAGTTAGCATTTTGGATGTTACCTTCGTTGATGTCACTGACATAAACGAACTTGGACTGGTTGGGGTATTCTCCATACTGTCTAAGTCTTCTTTCGCTCTCGTTCCATTCAAAGTATTGATCACCAATCTTTCTAGAAATGTAATTTGGAGATCTTGGATCTAGGCTGAGATTGTCAAATCTTTCTAGAATAACTGGGTTGCTATCGGTATCAGTGAGGGAGCGCAGTACAACCGAGAATGAGCCAAAGTCACTAGTTTGAGTGTTGGAGTAACGAATCTTCTCTATTGAGATCTTAACGTTCTTGTGTAGCCATTCGCCATGCCCGCGACCCTTTAGTTTGAACAACTTGGATGCGGCTTCGGGCTGATAATTGGCGGCTGCCCCAAGATCCTGCCCGATAAACCAGCCGGTTTGGGCTTCCTGGGTGCTGCGCTGCATTTTAGACGGACCTTCGCCGCCGCGTTCGATTGGCCAAATAACACCAAACATCTTGCTAGAAACCTGTGTTCCGGCATCGCTACCAGTAATCAAACCACGGAGACCGTCTCTCACTTCTTGGGTAAATGTTTCACCAAGCCAGTAGTTTCTTTCAAGGCTGGAATCATAAAAGCTACCATCCTTAACCAACTGAGGGTTGGTGTTGAACACCTTGCGGATGAATCTCTGGTCGGTATCATCAAAGTTGAAGAGAAATTTTTCGTCAGCGTTTGTGTCTGACTTGGAACCCTTCACAACAGCAGTAAAATGTCCGCTGTTGTCACTCTCAATAACCATGCCTATGCCTTCAAGAGCAGCGGCGTCAGCAGCAGGGGTTCTGGCTGCGTTTCCTGAAAGCTGGATTGAAGCACTCTGGTCGATATAAAAGACCGCACCAAGGATGCCTTTGCCAATATCAGATGTGCCAGCAGCCTCGCCGTAACGCTTCGCTGCGCCGGGTCCACCAGAACTTGATGGGAAAAGCCAGAGACCATATGCTCCACCATTTTCTGCCTGTGTGGCTGTATCAGGGGGAGTAGCGTCTTTGATGGTCTTCCAGCCAGCTACGCCGTCTGAAGTTTTGTTATCGTTCTCGACACCAAGAAGTCGAACATAGGTGACTGGTGCCACCGATGCGTTTAGGAATGCCTTGGCAGCATAAGTGCCATACATTGGGGACTGGTAGTTGCCATCACGATAGACATCTCCACCGGCTGCGCCGGGAACAGTACCTCCATACATTGTTACGAAATCAGAAAATGATTCGACTTTAACTGGCTGCATCGCAAGTCCGCGAGTCGCGCGACCAATAACAACGGGACCTATGTTGGTAGGTCTGCGTGGGCGAAATGAGTTATCAATCTCGTTGATAAACACGCCAGGAGATACAAA